TTTAATTAAATGCTTATGTAACTTATCCACCTTCTTAACCATGTCAGCCCTAACCTTGCCGGATAAGATTCTGTTAAGTGTGTAACGACTTACCTTTAATTCTTTCATCATGTAGGGTAGTTCACCATATTCAATTAGACCCTCCCACTTACTGTGCCATTGTTCTTTATTCATTTTATGTTTGTTTTAATTATTCTTTAATCCCATCATTGTAATGACCTAGATATAATGCTCCATAATGCTTATACTTATCATCATCATAAGCAAGCATTATATCCAAACCGTCGGTTGTATAATCTTTAACAATTAAATCAACGTGTTTCCATGTTTGTGGTGGGCTAGGGTCGTCACCCAAACTAACATCGCTAGACAAAAACTTAATAAACTCAATCGGTTTTAATTTTTTTTCTTCTTCGACTTTATCCTGTGGGTTCTTTAAACCTAAATAGGTTCTTACTATTTCACAGGCTTCTGTAAATTGTTCATCTGTTATTTCCATGTTTGCAAAAATAACTATAATTTTTAAACAAAATTAAAAAGAATGTAAAATAAATTTTAAGTGTTTGAAAATCAAACAAATAAATTTTAATATCAAATAAATTTTAATTAAATTTGTAAGCATTAATATAAATGTGTATAGTGCAAATTAACCTCGAATATGAGCGGAACTACCGTCAGTTCGTTTATTTTGCAAAATATATGAATAGCCCAAACCCTACCGACTTGGTGAATGATGTGTACATACACTTAAGTGAATTAGAACCTAATCGATTGGCTAACTACCTTAGTAGATATACCGCCAAAGATTTTATAATAAATACAATCAAATTGTTTTATTATCGGGAACGTGCTGCTTTAAAAAGAGACTTAAAGCTATTCACTTCTGATTCTTTAAATGATTCGTTTGAAGATGAAGTAAGTGAGTTGTTTGATTTTGAAAAGTTGGATAAAATAATAAGAGAAATGCCGGAGCAAGATGCTAGGGTAATTAATGCGATTAAAGATAAAACACCGATTACAAATGTTTTAAACATGAATAAAGATAAGGCGGTTCTTTTTAAGAAAGTAATTATAAGTGAGGTTAAACGAAAATACTTTAACAATGACTAAAATAGAATACAACCACTACCTAGCATACAAAGATGCTATTAACTTGTATATCGAGATGCAAATGGTTTTAGAACCCAACAGCGCATTAATGATTCCTATTCTTAACTATTGCAACCAACAAGGTAACATCATTGATTCTAAATGTCCAAGTTGTTTAACTGATGCCTTAATATATTTTAGATATGCAGCCAAAAAGTACACCGAAACCGCCGCCGAAAGACCACAGGAAACCACTATCGCCAAGTACAAGAAGAAGAAAGAGATTAAAAAAAGGTCAAACCCATTCACGGGGTCGGTTGGTTAGTTTCTTTAAAATAATAGTTACAATTGATTAAGACAAAACAAATACACGTTATAAGAATGCTTTGCAAATGTGGTACATTAAACGAATACCATAGCAACAACCCATTAACAAAGAAATTAGCGTGTTACCTTGTTTGCCCATTTTGCAAACCAAAGAATAAAAAACAACAAACCAATATAAAATGAAAAGTGCAGAACATAAACCAATATTGATACATAGATTGCCAAATCATAAAAAAGAACATTTACTAAAAACAGAAATAAAGAAAATCATAACAAAAAACATTAAAGACTATCATCACATATTTATTTGGGAAAATATAGAAAGCGTAAAACTAGAAGTCCTAAGAGTAGAAGATGCACAAAACATTTCAGTTGAAGAATTAACCAAGCTAGTTGAATCAACTTATAAGGGGGTGACAAATGAATGAAGAACAATTTTGCGAATTTTTCACAAACCATTTTGGTGAAAGAATAACCAACATTAATCAAGTAAGTGGCTCATTTGACGGTGAAGAATTATTCGAGTTCGTTAATCAAGCTATAAACAAATCAAAAGAATTAAACAATGGGGAAAAAGAAATACATAGAAACACCTGAGCTTTATTTAAAGCTATGGAATGAATATGTTAAAGAGGTTAAAAGTAAACCTAAGTTAGTTCATGACTTTGTTGGTAAAGACGGTAACAGCGTTCACAGAGAAAGAGAAAGACCCCTATCATGGGACGGCTTTGAGTTGTTTGTTATGCAAAAAGGGTACATAAAAACACCCGACTTATCAGAATATTGCAATGAAGATAATAAGTCATACAGCGATTATTTACCCCTCTCACGTGCATTTAAGAAGCAAATTAAGGCTGACCACATTGAGGGAGGTATGACAAATATTTACAACGCAAATATCACAGCGAGTCTGCATGGGTTAAAAAACCATAACGAAACCGAAATAAAAGCAAACGTAACCATGCCTATCCCTGATATTGGAAGCCGTAAAAAATAAATATAAATACACTAAAGCCTATTACAAAATAAGGGACTTAATAATTGATAATCCAAATGAGGATGTATTTGTTATTTGTGGCGGTCAGGGTGCATCCAAAACCGTTTCAATTATCCAATTAATTATCCAGTCACTTCACACTTCGCCAAAGGAGGCAACTGTTTTGAGTAGTGAGTTAAGTAAGATGAAGCGTACAGTCATGAGGGATTACACTAAGATTTGTCAAGACTGGGGTATAATGACTGGTGACTCATTCAACAAATCAGAAAGCAAGCATGAATGGACAAATGGCAGTTACATTGATTTCCTTGGAGCAGACGTTAACGATGTTGGTAAAGGTTTTAGACGTGACATACTTTATATCAATGAAGCGGATAAATTAGACATTGATGCAGCCACGCAATTTATAAGCCGTGCTAATTTAACCATTATTGATTACAACCCAGATAATCATTTTTGGGGTGACGATTACATAAACGAAAATAACTTCTTACGCCTAACATTTGAGGATAACGAGTTCTTATCTGAAAGCGAGGTTAAGTCTATTTTGAATTACAAAGAACGGGGCTTTATTAAAAAGGATTTACCAATTGAACAACTATTTGAATCTAACAATATTATGAATAAGTACTGGGCGAATAAGTGGCGTGTGTACGGACTTGGTTTAGTTGGTTCATTAAGCGGCACAGTATTTAACAACTGGTCAAAGATTGACAATGTACCGCCCGATGCTGAGTTGTTGGCCTATGGTTTAGATTGGGGTTATAGTCAAGACCCGACTTGTTTAATTGCTATGTACAAATGGAATGGCAAACTAATAATTGACGAACTGATTTATCGTAAAGGATTAATTAATTCAGAGTTAGCAAACATCATGCGAACACTTAACCTTAACATGAGGGTTAATATAGTTGCGGATAGTGCCGAGCCTAAGTCAATAGCCGACTTAAAGATGTATGGTTTTTATAATGTTATCCCAGCCGTTAAAGGTGCTGATAGTGTACGTAATGGAATAAATAAGCTGCAAGAACATGATATACTTATTACATCACGTTCAACCAACACAATCAATGAGTTTCAAAATTACACATGGGCAAAGGATAGAAACGGAAAAGAAACGGGAGAGCCTATTGATGCTTTTAATCATGCCATTGACCCTGCCCGTTATGTTGCTTTAACTAAACTATCTTACCAAGGCTATACTGAGGTATATTAATAAATGAGTGTATTTTATTGTTATATTAGTGAATGATACCAATTGAGATAGTAATAGATGAATTTGGCAATAAGTTAGTTGAAGACCTGAGAGCATCCCTTAAAAAGAAAGGGGTGATGTATCAAACGCAGGAAAGTAAATTAGCTGCTTCAATTCGTTTTAGAACATTACCTAAAGGTGATTCAATTGAGTTTCAGTTATTGATGCCTGCCTATGCTGAGTTAGTAGACGAGGGAAGGAAACCAGACCCAGTTAGTAAAGAGGGGAAAAAGAATATAGGTGAATGGGGTAACCGAAAAGGAATGATAGGTAAGTTTAGCGAGAATGAATTGATTAATAGAAAGAAAAAACAAGACGAAGCAAAGGCAAGGAACAAAAATAGAAAGGTTTGGAAAACTCTAAAAAAACAACCATTCAATAAAGCTAAAGAAGCATTCGCTTATGTAGTGAGTAGAAAGATAGCTAAGAAAGGTTACAAAGGAAACAACTTCTTTACCGATGTGATTAACGATGGGCGTATTGACGAATTAAAAAAAGACTTAATAGAGTATGGATTCAAGAACTTTAAATTTGGATTAGAATAACATGGCAATCACTATTACCCATAAACCCCAAACAATAGCACCGGGATTCAACCAGTTAATGTTTAGAGCAACTTCTACCCAAACGGCACAGCCTAACTTTAACTATTATGTTACTGTTAACGTGGACGGTGTTGCTTTAACTCCTATGCCATTGCCAGCAAGACCAACAGGTGACCTTATACTAGACATCAAACCATTAGTTAGGGACTATTTAAAACATTACTTTCCATTCAATCTTTCGGGATGGCAAACGTGTACGAAGTCAATTATAAACGTTACAGTTAACATAGGCGAACGTTACGGAACTACTCCGACTATCTATACAGGAACTAATCAATTCTTTAAAATATGGAATGGTTCGTTAACAGAGAGGGAAAGGATGACTTACAACTCTTCACTGTACGTGAGTGGTTCGAGGGCTTTAAATAATTTACCAACTGAAATAAAGGTTAAAAAGGATAAACAAGATGTTGTTTTTTATTACTTGTTAAACGCTGTTAATGACGTTACAACGGTTGAAGTTAAAACATACGACTCAACAAACACATTACAAAGTGATAGTGCCATTGCCAACCCACACACAACAGTAACAACACAAAATCAAATGCTTTGTATTAACCTCGGAAAGGCTGCGCTACAGGGATTGTTAGTCAGTCAAGTTGGAGGAGATTTTCCAATATCAACCAGTTCGAGTGTTAAAAGAATAAATATTAAGTTCAAAAACGGTGGTACTACTGTTGGAGAATATAACATCAATTATGTAGGATGCAAGGGGCGTAATGAGAAACCGTATAGCCTTTACTACCTCAATCGCAATGGGGCTTTTGATTTTATTAACTTCGTTTCAGTTAATCGAACCAACACCAATACTAAGATAAATTACAGAAAGATTGAACAATACCACAAAGGTAGTTACTTGGATTCAAGTAGTACAATTGTTTTAATCGATAGCCCATTGGAGCAAAGAGATAGGGTGTTAGGCAACACTAATCAAGACACTTACCGATTAATTACAGATTCGTTAAGTGATTCAGATGTTGCAATGCTAGAAGATTGCTTTAACTCAAGCGTGTACATTTTACATGACATTGAAAACGACTATTACGAATATGTGAACCAAACAGATACTCAATTCATCGTAAGGGAAAAGATAGTTGACAAAGTAATTCAGGTGCAAATGAACATTAACAGTAACATCATTAACGAAAGGCAGACGTTTTAATGGGTAGGTTATTTATTCGAAATATTGAAGTTGATATGGTTGAGGATGTGAATACGTCCTTAAACTATTCTTTATTGGACATTCAAAACCCGGTTAATAAGCAGACTAATTATAGCAAGTCAATTAAGTTACCAGCAACAAACCCGATTAATCAAATATTTGAATACATCTTTAACTTAGATGTAACCCTATCCACATTTAATCCAAACAAAAAAGAGCCTGCTATTTACTATTCAAATGAAAGCGAAATATTCGCAGGTCACGTAAGGCTTAAGAAGATAGAACGTAATTTAGATAAACAAACAAACTTTTACATACTTGAACTGTTTGGCGAACTATCCTCTTTATTTAGAGACATTGGCGAAAAGTTAGTAACAGGTAATCCGAACCCTGCCGACGACTTAGACTTTAGCGAGTATGACCATGAATTGAACTACACCAATGTAGTTAATAGTTGGGCAACTTCAAATATAGTTAGTGGCTCACCTGTTTCATTA